AAAAAGCGTAATGGAATGTCTTGAAGAATCGGTAGCTGATTTACCTAAAAAAGACCGTGAAGAAGCAAAAGCAGCTATTTTAGGTGCATTTTCTAAAGAAATGTTTTATGGAAAAACAAAAGCGCCAGCAACGGATTTCTTTAGGGAGAGTAAAGATGAGTGAATTTTTTGCAGAAATACTTTTTAAAGCAAGTAGAGGTGAGAAATGACTTTAAGGCTTAAACCATCGTATATGGAGTGGACACCAAATGAATTAGCAGATGCTTTAAGAAACTGGATTGGCAATAAAGACCAACTTTTGGCGGCAGCAAATATGCTCCTAGACCAAGCACAAGAGATTGAACGCTATCACAATATGTTGCATGATAAAGATGTAGAAATAACAACACTAAAACAAATTATTGATGCAAACAATTTAATGTCAGATATTGGACAGTTTAAGAAAGCGAGTGAGAAATGAAACTAAAAGATTATTTAGCATCACTTTTATTGGCAGTAGCCTGGGGATTTTGGCTCGGTTATTTAATCTGGGGATACAAATGAAATTTATATTCTTTTGCTTTTTAGTTGCTTTATTCATTTGCAGTTTAACTATTTTTTTAGTCGAAAACACAAGGGGAAGTGTATGTTAACACCGGATCAGAAAGAACTATTACAAATGGCCTCGAGCAAAATGTCACCAGAAGACTTTGCTAGTTTAGAAAAAGAAGAAAAAGAATTTTATGTAAAACGAGTTGAGGCAGCCATTGCCACCATTCATGCAGTATCGCCACAAAATTTTTTATTCAAATATGTTAAAGGTGAAAAGCAAGATATTGGTGCATTGATGTTAAACCGTAACTTCTACCATGCACCCATTGGCACAAACCAATTTAATTCAGCCAAGTCGCATCAAATTGTATTTCAAAATCATTTAAAGATTAAGGTGGGAGTATGAACAATCATCAGCCAGGTTGGAAGAATCCTAATTGGAAATACACTCCAGCCAAATATACCGACATCGTTAAACGATTTAAAGCACTTGGCTGGATTCCTCCAACACAAAAGAATTAAGGTTTACGCATATTCGGCAGCGGATGGCTTTCTTGGCCATGAGCCTTCTCTGCCGGTAAAGACATATGCTTGTCCAGTTTCTTTTCAAGTCTGACCAATTCATTGTGTTCTTTTTTTTCATGTTCACGCTCAACAATGTAATGACCTTTTTTACTTTCGTGATGCTTACCTTCAATTTTAAATTTCATATCGTTCCTTTATGAGTAAATTCTTGTTCCTGTTTTATCAATAATGAGTGCCTGTTTCCTTGGAATCCCATTCGGCTCATTAGGAATGGAGATATGGGTCCAAGAATCAAATTCACGAATAATCTGATCATAATCTATATTGGATGCCATGATGGTTTGGATGACTTCATTTGGTGTCATGCCTGGCACCCTAATGTCGGCTGCACATCCAACACGATGCTGACTAGTATCCTTAGATCCGACTGCATCATTGACTTGTTTAGACCTAAACGCTGAATTAATCATCACCGGCTTGCTACCTAAGACAGTTTTAACTGTTTCTAAAAATTCAGCTAATCTTTGAAGATTCGCGATTTCAATATCATTAGGAGTATTGTCAAACTCTCTGTGGCTAGTGACAGTTAATTCTTCTAAAGTAAAGTGTTCAGTTAGTTGAGTCATTATTTTTCTCCAATTTTAATGCCGGTTATTAAACCAATAAATCCGCCAATGACAGTTTGAAAACTTGGCCCAATAATTTTAAATACTTCAGTATCATCGACTGCCGGATCTAAAATGGCATAGATAAACATGAGTAACATGGCCACAATGACACAAACCAATGACCAGGCACAAATTAATAAAACATGATCTTTTACATTCATTTTGAAGCCACTCCTTGAACTTTTTCAAAAGTTCTGAGTCCACCCATACCAAGCATTCCCATCATTAATTGCCATAGATTATCATCTAAGCCTGGCAATGGTGGAATTACAATTCCGAATATACCGGCAATAGTGCCTGATAGTGGCCTCAATAAATATTGGTAGGCTAACGCTAAAGCACTTACCCAACCAATTGCTGGTCTCCATCCTGATACAAATAAAGATGGATTTGAAGCCTCTGCTTTATTGATGTCAGTCTGTGCAATCATCGATGCAAGTTCACCAGACTGTTGTAATTTGATTAATTCCAACTTTGCATTGGCTGCTTGAGCTGGATCTGGAAAAATTCGAGTAATTAAAGTATTACCTAAATCTAATGCTGCTGAAATTGGGTCTAAACTCATTTATCCACCTTATTGTCTAATTTATCAAATAGCTTATCTAAGATTAATTCTAATTTATCAAAACGAGCATCAATGTCAGTTTTACGAACATAGTTTGTTGGCAAATCAATTTCTAATTTTTTTAAATCATCTTTAAGATTTTGCGTAGCTTCCCATAACTGTCTAGCAAACCAACCTAAACAAGCTAGTGCTGCACCAATGCCTATGTTTAATAAATTTTGCATTTCCATGATTAAGTCTTTTGTATAAATGCAAGTGCATAATATGGAGGCAAATTAGCATTTGTGCCACTTACACCAGTTGTGCTATTAGCTACAGTAACGCCTGTTGTTGCTGTGCTTGTTGGGGTTACTGTTTGTGTGTATGGTGTTCCACCATTAGACCCTGCTCTTACTAAAGCAGTTTGATAATCATTGTAATTATGGAAGTGACCTGGGTCAGTTACTGTTGCCGTATGGGTATGGCTTACAACAATAGCATCAGCAGAACCACCGACTGTACCAACTGCATAAGTAGAACCAGCGCCTAAAATAAATGAATTTCTAAGGTCTGGTGTGCCATTTGAGCCATTACACAATACCCAACCACTAGGAATTGAGCCTAATGAGCCTGACCATATTGCAATTAGTCCACTTGGCACTGTATTTGATACTGTTGGTGCTGTCTGCAAGATGCCATAAAGATTATCATAAGTCTGAATCACATTACCATTGCTATCGCACAATACAAATTTATAACTATAGCCATACGTTACCCAAATCTCTGTAGCAGGTCTACCATCGACTCCCAAGACAATTGGATTTGCATTGGCTACATTACCGGCATTATCAGAATAGGTGGCTAAAGGAGTGCTAGAACCTGCTTGATAGGTATATAACAAACCACTATTTAAAGGTAATCCTGTAGTGGTTAAGAATTGGAATCCGTTTCCAATCGGTGACAGTAAAACAGACATTATTTCTCCTCAATTAATCCAGAATGTGGATGCGTTGTTTCTTGTGCGAATTTATTGCTCTTGTATTTAGAATACAGACCTTTTCCTACATTGACCACAGGAACAGATAATCCACCTGTTTTTACGGCCAAAGCACCCTCTCCAGACATCTTTAATCCTTCTTTAAGTAAATCGCCTAAATAAGCAGAATAACTGTTGGAGAAATTAAATACATTCTCTGTTGGTTTTGCAACTTTTGAAGATAAAATACCTAAATCTAACAAATCTTGTAATGACTCAGCATCATGCACATATTTTGCTTTATCAGCTTGTGATCTTAAATATTTGTTATACATATCTGGTTTTAATTGAGGCGTTGCAGTATTAGGCACGAGCGCATCTCTTGCATTCATAATATCGCCTGCCTTAACTGCTTTAATTGCGTTGGGAGAATCTTTTAATTCTGCCATCATTCTACGGACTGCTTCAGGCGTTGCGTTAGTTACATATTTATCGTGAAATTTTGCTGCATTTAAAGCCGTAAGACCAGACTCAGCTTCTTCCATGGTTGAGGCTTCTTTTACGGCTGCTTTATAAGCAGGGTTATTTTTAATTACTTCCATTCTTTCTTTATACAATGCCCTTGCTTTATCTGCTAAAGGCTTTAAATGTTGCATATTTTCTGGGAATGGTAAATTTTCTAATTGTTCTCTAATAATATGAGCCGCAGCTCTTGCTGATCCACTTTGATTTGTTCGCATTTCATCAGCAAGATTTGATCTTAAATTTTCAAAATCATCAAATGTCATTTGACCATTTTTTATTAATCCATCAATGTCTTTTTTAATTGTTCCTAATTTATCTTCATAGACATTGGTTTTTAATTTTTTTGCTAAAGCATTATTAATGTTGTCGTTTAATTGAGCTACATCAATTGGTAATTGACCGCCATTAGCATTTTCTAAATCCTTGTATGCAGCTTTAATTGCATTTTGACGCAATAAATCTTTTTCTAATAATCCATTAATTTGCAATTGACCAATATTTTCTTTGGTTAATTCACCAATATCGCCAGCGTGTCTATCCAAAGCTCGTTCAAAACTTTCTTGAAATTGCATTGGTTGACTACTAAATTTTTTCTGAATATCTGGGTTGGTATCCCTTGCATTCCATTCGTTTGCATAAACTGATTTATCATTAATACGCTGACCTTTAGATAAATCAATTCCATGCTTTTCTTCAAGCGCTATAGTTTCCAAAGCAGGAAGATTAATTTTTTCCACAGGTGCGGATTTAATAATCTCTTGAGTTTCCGGCTTTAACTGAGGGAATATATTAGCAATTGATGATTGTTTATTTACATTGGCTGCACCTACCCCAGTCATGTCCAATGGTTCAATAGATACTGTAGGATTAACTGCTTTTTTTGCATTGGCAAATGATTCCTGCAAAGTGCCAAAACCTTCAGCTAATGGTGTTAATGCTTTACTCGTGGCAGAAATAACTGGTTTTGCCACTGCGCTTGCTGCGGTCATTACCGGCTTAGCTGATGGCCCTAATGGCAAATCATAAAAACCATTTTTGATTATTTGACCTAATAACTCACCAGGTTCTGCTTGTGAAATTGCTTCATAGGTTTGAGATGGATTTAATAAAGCATTAATTGCCGTTTTGCCGGACTCAATTAATTTATTTTTTCCTTCTTGATGGAAACCTTGATCACCAACAATTGGCATTTCACCAACGCCATATTTCAACATATTGGCTAAAGTGGATTCTTTTTTCCAATCCTCTAAAGACATTGACTTTAAAGCATTAGTCACACCTTCAACGATTGGTTGTAAATTGCCACCACCAGCCTCCCTTGCTCGCTCTCCTTGTGCTACTAAATTAGGATTGTAAAAGCCTGGTTTCCATTCTTGTTGTTCTGGTTCTGGAGCATTTTCAATTCTATCTAATTGTTCTTCCGATGGGATTCTTGATAAATAAGAAGATGGGGTTTCAACTGCTTGAAAATTAGGATTAATGACTGCATGAACAGGATCCCTCTTCCCTAATGGTCGATGAATACCATATTGATTTAAAAAAGACTCCGGCACTTCTGTGCCAATATCTACTGCATCAGTGTGAAAATACTCTTTATCTGGGTAATCTTTAGGGTTAATAGGCATATAAATGCCTTTTTCACCTTTTTGATGCCTATTAAATAATTCTTCTTGTTCTTTTCTTGTTCTTACCTTGCTAGTGACAGGAAGCTCTTTGCCATATTTTTCTTTATAGACAATCTTTGCTTCTTCTAGTCTTTTTGCCAACTCTGGATCAGTTTCTGGCGCATCATCAAATTTAGGTATTCTAGAAAGAAAAGAATCATAGGCTCCCATTATTGGTATTCTCCACGCATTAATGCTTCAATATTATGAGCTTTTTCTGTAAATTTCTTAATATTCTCCTTTGACATTCCTTTAAACAATTTATTTACTTCCAATTGTTTTTCAGCCTCTGATTTATTGGAATCGTGAATATTTTGCAAAATAAAAATATTAGGATCGTAATTGGATGCCCATGCGTTTTTAAATTGCGTATGATTGGCATTTGCGTTGTCAATACCACGCTTTGCCTCATACTTTTCATTTGCTTTTAAGAATGCTTTATAAGCAGTATTAGTGGCCTTAGATCGTTCAAGAATGGACTTTAAACCACCTTCTGTGATGTTTACATTAGGAGAAGCAGCAGCATTAGCATCTCTAGCTGCGTCAGTTCCAGCGCCCATAATTCTTGCTTGACGATTAGTAACATCAGCTAAAGACTTGGTTAAGATGTCCAAGTCCTCATTGCCTGCAATCCATTTACCACCTGATCTTAATAATCTTTTTGGTGCAGAGCCGGCAGTTGCAGATAATTTCTTTTCCGCAGTGTCGATTGTTTTATTTAATTCCTCAGTTTCTTGACCTAATGAACTGTATTGAGATTTTTCTTCTCTTGCTTGTTTAGCATTATCTCTTTGTTGTTCATTGAACAATGGGACACCATTCGCCATTCTGACAGGTGTTTCAGCAGTAATTAATGATGGTTTATTAGCACTTACTTGACCAGTAGGTTGAGTTGCTGGAGGTTGATTGCCTTGATTGGTCGAACCAAATGGAACATATTCATTAGTGGCTTTATTAAATGTGCCTGGCACTCCACCAGCGCTTACTACTTCAGATAATGGTCCTTTGTATTCTTGCGCTGCTTTGGCTGCTACTTGCGTTACTTGTGGTCCTGGCTTTGCATATCCCAAAGTTCCAATATAAGACTTTGCCAATTGTTGTGCATTAGGATCTGTTGGAAATTGATTGGCCCAATTCTGAACCTTCTCAATATAAACCTTTGGATCTTGCTCTCCGGATGCACTTAAGCCTGCCAAAACAGTTCCCAATGAACTTCTTTGAGTATCGGTTAACTTTGTTTTTGCTTCATTGGCTGAGGCTTGATTTGTCTTTAAATCAGTGTATTTCTTAATTGTTTCTGCGCCAGTATAGGGAGCCAAAGAATTGACAGAATGAGTGATTTTTTGTAAATCAATTTCACCATTTTGATCTAAATAATTTGTTGGATCACTTGCCCAATTTTGTAAAATTTTGCGTTCATTATTTGCTTGAGTGGCTTTTTCTAAATCAATACCTTTAATTTGGGATTCTATTTCGGCAGATTTAGAGCGAGATTGTTCACCAGAAATCATTGCCGGATACAGTTCTTTAATTTTACTTAATTCGTAAGATGATTTTTGAATATTGAGCATATCCGCTAAAGACATTCCCTTAGCCGGTTCTACTTTTATTGCGCTTGTGTCAGTTCTAAAATCAGCCATAATTTATCCTTAAGGTACTGGGCCAACAAAATTAGGGTTAGCCATGCCATTAATGTATTGCACTCCAGATTGGCCAAAACCACCTGGTTGACTTAATCCAGTTCCACCGCCTTGTCCAATACCAGATAAATACGCATAATTGCCCACGTTACTTAATCCTCCGGCATAGGCATTAGCTTGACCTACTTGGCCGGCTGCTTGTGCTTGTCCGATGCCTTGCGTAAGTTGAGCCACATTAGTGCCTGTACCAAGCTGTGCATTGGCAGTACCAGCTGCACCTTGATAACCTATTCCAGCAATACCGGCTAATCGATTATAAATATTAGTTTGGTTTGCGCTGTAATTATTAAATGCGTTTTGATAAGCACTTTGAGCATAATTTTGCGTATAGTCTTGTAAACCTTTAAGTGCATTACCACCGACCATGCCACCTGTGGCATTATTGGCTGCGTTGGTTGCACCTTGCCCTTGTTGTAGCTGAAAAGCATAATTTGGTGCTAAATTGGCATTTAAATCTTGATTATTAAATTGATTAGTTAAATAAGGAATATTTTGAGTTAATGCGTTTACGCCAGTTTGTCCTAATTGCGTATATGGTGCAAATTGCTGACTGGCTTGTTGGCCAGTCTGTAATAATTGATCTTGCGCTCTAGCATTGGCATCAGCTTGGGTTTGTGCAGCTTTTTGAGCGGCATTGCCTTGAATCACAGCACCTGCTAAAGATGCACCCCCCATAATTACTGCCGCAGTTACCCATGTCATAATACATTCTCCTTACTCTCTATTTTAAACTTTTTAAGTTCATTTGCAAAATTAAAAAGTGCAGTATCATCTGGTTCAATTAATTGATGTTCAATTTTCTCTAAATCGGTTTCATCTGTTTTATGAATGGTAATACCAATTGCATCAGTTAAAGCCAAAGTTACTCGTTTAGTGCCTGCTTTAGATTCAACAATGTCACCTGCATTTAATGTTTTCATTCCTAATTCTGTCCATGCCATAATTTGACCACTTGCACATAAAAAAATATGGTCTTCTTTATGAACTTTACCCACTATTAAAGTGCCTGCTGGTCTAAATACCTTTCGGCAATACATTCCACCACTAAAATAATGCTCAGTCTTTAATTCAGCTTGTGGCATCTTGACCATTTCGGATTGCAAAGTATTAATTTGCTCACGACTAGGGATAAAATGTTCAATAATTTCAGACATTGTAATAAGGCACTTTGTAAGGTTTACCGTTGACCACCACATTAATATAACCCTGTGGATTACTTGGAAGGTTTGCACTTCCTTTGGTCGCTGAGGTTGAGCTAGTGAAATTAAGGATATTTAAAAAGAATTGTTGCCATGCCCTTGTCGGTCTTTTCGTCTGTTCATCAATTAGTTCAACTTGAGGATATGGACTATTAGTTAAATTAATATTATTCAATTTTCACCTACACTTGATTTAAGGTTAGCAGCCACGATGACCGCATTAATTGGATCAGTTACCACTAATTCAAATACTCGATCTCTAGTCATGCCTAATCTTCGCCAAATAGCACGATTCTTATATTTACCAATCTTACCAATACTTTTCCAATGCTCATTGGACCAAGTAGAGCCACCATCATCGGACCATCTCATCATGGCCTGTGGATCAGCTCCCACAGTTTCAACATTTAATGGAGTAGTAATGCCAGTTAAACCAACACCAGGCTGAAAGTACACTTGTAATTCATCAAAGTATTCACGTTGATAATCTGCCACTAAATGCGTTGTTCTTCTTAATCTGCGTATTGGTTGGCCATTATCTGTAAAATTAGTAGGGTCTAACTCGTAAATATTACCATTTTGCCAATCGCCTACTAACATCATATTTTGAAAGTTAATACAACAATTACCACGATGACGATGGTACTGATTTAAATCATCACAATATAACCACTTATGCCACATTTGAGTGGCTATATCGTAGCACCAAGTAATATCTAAACTAGGAAATGATAAAACATAAACCTCATGCCCACCTTGTTGATAAGTCCAAGCAATTGCATCACTTACATCCTGATTAATGAATGTGTTTTCGACTGCATGAGTAGAAATCCTCTGTGGAAAATATCCATTCATCATCACCACTTCAGCTTGACCACGAATATTCTTACTTAAATAAGCAAATGAATTACCTAGTCTTGCAACGCTAAACTTGGCAACGATTCCATGCTGACTTGATGAGCCTGGTATTCTTTGAAATGGAAAAGGGAAAGAACCAACATCTGCCCAGACTTCAGAAGTAGTTTCGCCAAGTAGATAAACTTGTCCATGATCAGCAATTTGAGCCACTAAATTATCCGGTCCGGTAAACTTACTAGCAAAACTTAATGCCGGAGTAATTGGACTGAGGATATTGGACGCTGCCCATTGTTGAGTATTAGGATTATTGTAAATAAAGTAATTGTCGACAACATCCACAGAGCTCGCGCCTGTAAACGCACCATCAGTCGTTGGTATTACAGAAAAATTTAACGCATACATTGTTTCAGAGCCAACAGTTTGACTATTATTAATTACATAATTACCTGTACCACCAGCACCAGTTCCAAAAGATAAAGTTAAGGTTAAACCTGTGCCACTTCCTGTGGTTGAAGTAGATACGTTATTTGTTGGGTTAGAAGTATAAGCACCCACATTCTGCACAGATAAGCCTGTAACTGCACCAGAGCCACCAATTGAAGTTACTGTATAAGTCTGTGGTGTATTGCCATAAACACCCCCTAAAACTGTAATCGTGTCATTGACTGCATAACCTGTTCCTGCTGTTGCAATACTTTGGCTCAATACTGTGCCTGATCCATAAGTAGTAATAATCGTGTTTGCAGTTACTCCAGCACCTTGAATGGTTTGACCATTATAAATAACTCCACTTGTTGCAGTAACAGTTAAAGTAGTGCCGGACATCGATGCAGTTAAGGTGGAGGCCACTGCTGCTGAGTTCATTTGCTCTGTTGCAATCGTCAATGAAGTATTGATGGTGTATGTACCAACTCCACCTGTTCCTGAGCCAAGTGCAGTAATCACGATTTCATTACCTACACCTAAACCAAATAATGATTGACCTACTGCTATTGTGCCAGACTGCATTAAAGACACAGTTAAAGTTGTTCCACTGATCGAACCTCTAAATATAGCCGATGCAGGATTACTAATTCGCCAAGTATAACGATAAGTACCATCAACAATATAGACGTTTTGACCATTATCGGTAATTCCTACAATACCTGATGAGGTATTTAATTGACCTACTAATGTTGGGGTTAGATTAGACGTTAAAACATAAACATAAGGGCCACAAACTGCAACAGCATATTGCCCACCACTAACAGTTCTCATTCCTCGCACTTCAGCCATTGCTGACAAAACTGCTTTAGCAGATAAGCCTGGCGTTGGATATAAGGCCACTACACCATTTTGACCGGCTTGTTTGGTGATATCTATTTCTGTACGAAAATTGATGCAATCTTCGCCATTGACATAAATCGATGGTGCAACATAGGAAGGGCCAACAAAGCCAAAGTCTGCCATTAAATAACTCCTTTATATCGTTCACCACGCCATATTTTATGTATGGTATTTTTGTGAACATTAAATTTATTACCTAATTCAATATGAGTCATAATCCCTTTGTTGGCTCGAACAAATCTTACTTCGTCATCTGTTAATTTTGCAGTATTCTTGTTTCCAAGCAATCCTTTGCTAATTGCTTCACAATGTGATTCTGTTAATGGTTTTCCAATTCTGGCAATACTTATTTTTTCTTTGGTTTCATCTGTTAATTTAACCCCTTTACGAGGGCTTTGAACACCTTTACGCATTACACTCCATTTGCGTTTTTGGTCTTCAGAATGACTCATTGAATAGCCAGAACAACCTTCACCACCATTTGTTAAATTAATTAATTTGATACCACGCTTTTTATAAACATCAATACATTCCATTTCAGCTAAAAAAGCCAATTCTTCATCTAAATTATCTTTAATTATTTCAGATACAAATCCATGCTTCGCAACATAAAATTTCCAATATCTACCTCTTTTATTTGTATCAGAGTGACGCTTGTCTTTACCTTTTCCAACATAAAAAATATTGTTAGTGTCTAATGCTCGATGTTGATAGATGTAATATTGCATAAGTATATGATTCTTAACGAAAAAATCCGCCTGCGAGAACCCAACCGGCATCTTTCTGTCTACTACTTAATAACGCATCAGCAAACCTTGCATTCTGTACCGGCTTCATATTGGTGCGTTTAATAGTGCTTTTAGATTGTGCTGCGTAACTCTGAATTAAACCAATTTGCGTTGGTGAGGCTTTGCCATACATAGGCATTAATCGTTCTGCTAAACACCATCTTAGGCACATATTGTAGCCTTGAGGTAAATTGATCACATCGTTTTGATTTACAAATCTTGCTAAGATAGTATTCGCGAATAAGTGCATTTCACCTTGTGATGGATTAGGCCACACAAAGATATTACCAAGCGTTTCTGTTGGCTGATAATAAATTGCTTTAGGCCAAGGACCATTTAAAGTTTTAAGTCCAATCATTTCATAATTTTCAACGCTCAATACTGCACAAGGGTAATCTAAGCCACCATTTAAAATTGGCTGACCATTACTGTTTGTATTGACTCGAACAAATGCAGTATCAATTACTAATGGTCTTTGGTAATAAGAATTGATTGTTGTAGAAGATGCAGTTTGACTAATATTAACTGTATATGTGCCTGCTTCATTAATATTGCCACCAGCACCAGTACCAAAGCCTACGATAGTAGTGCCATTACTGATGCCTGAACCTGATAAGGTTTGGCCTAAAGCAATTGCACCACTCTGAATTGCAGTAATGGTTAAAGTTGTGCCGGAGATTGAGCCAGTAAAGACTGCACCAATCTGCCCACCTGGTCCAATTGTGTATTGCGTTTGTCCTGGTGTTACTGGAAAGATAATTTCAGTCTTATAGTAAATCATCATGGATTCATTAGACCATTGATCTAACATATCATTAAGCATATCAAAGGCATCTTGTGCATCTTCAGGTGCAGGAGTTTCTCCAGCAGCCAAAGCACCAATATCTTTTAATGCTCTGCTAATTATGTCGATGGGCATTGTCATATCTTCATCCTAAAAGTATTAGGCTTCCAAGGAAGTCCTGTTTCTTTGTGTTCTAAAGCCTCAAACTGTCTTTCGATTCCACTCTTTACATGGCTTTGACCATCTCGATCTGTTTCCTTTTCAAGCCAGTCAATGCAGTTTAGCTCTGTTACATCTTCTAAAGGAATACCCATTTCTGGATCAGTAAAGAACATTGTTCCTTCAGAATCTATGCTCATTTTCCCATTAAATCCTGTGCAAAGATACTTTATGCCAGTAATTAACTCGCCTTTAGTATATAAATTTAAGACTTTCCAAGTATATGAAATCATGCCCACACCCTAATAGGATCTGTTAGATAAACAATATATGGCTTTAATGGTTCAATATCCTCATCATCGAGTAAGCGAATATTAACCCCATAGTTAGGTGGTGGATAAGGAATTGGCACATAATCCTCAGGTGTTGGGATTGGCGGTCTTTGATAGACTGTTCCAATAACCGAGATGTTCTGATAATTAGGTTGTAAATATGATTCAGTTTTAACGACTTCAGTTGGCTGACCTTGTTCGTCAATTTCATACTCCGTTGGGATAACTGTATAAAGAATCGGTAAGGATTCGGCTTCGTCTGTAAAGGATAGGTAGATGTCTTGCATATTAGCTTCCTGTAAGTGCTTGGAGTTGAGCAGAGGTTACTGCTTGCGGATAAAATGCAAGTTTTTTAATATGACCAGTAAATTGATTGGATGTTGTTATATATCCACCAATTGTTAATTGAGTTGGTAGAATTGATTGAGTTGTTGCAGTTATTGTTCCAATTGACCCACCATTTAATAACCCAGATGCACTTGAAGAACCTGCCACATTTGAATAAGTATAAATACTTAGTTGATTTGTATTTGCAGTTATTGTGCCGAATGAAGCATTATTTGTGCCTTCATAGCCCGATATAGTTGCAGTTGATTTATTGACATAATATTGAGCAGTTGTTCCGTTATCAATTCCCCATATTGCCATATTTGGGGCAGATGATGATATTGTTGGAGTATCAAAAGCACAATAAATAGTTCCTTGTTGATAATTAAACCATTGAGTAAAATTTGTGCTTGTTGTTTTAGGTGGAACATCACTTGCCCTAGTTACTTGTGCTGAAGTAGTGGCTATATACGAGGTAGGAAATGCGAGGGCTTCTAGTTGTGCTCCCCAAATGTAGATGCCTGAATAGCCATTACCTGTGTAAGAATCTACACCATTTGAAGCACCTGTCGCAGGCACAGAACCAATATAAACTCCTGGCTTAGCATTTCCTGAAGCACTAGCTGTTGCAGTTATTGAAAAACGCCACCATCCATTGCCTAAATTGGTAGAAGTTGTTACCAATGCACTTGAATTTTTTTGAACAGTTCCATCAATTAAAGAAAATTGAACTCCATTGCCTAACCATCCATTTCCAATATCACCTGACAAAGTTATATAATTTCTAGTCCACGCTTTTGCTTCTACCGACCATGTGTATTGTTGTCCTGATGTAATAGTTTGTGAGCCATAATTACCGCACCCATGACTATTGGTTACAGTTGTATCTTCTATTAATAATTGTGCAGTCTGTGTACCATCAGGTGCTATACCAGCAGTTTGTGTTATTGAACTTCTTATTTTAACCCAAGTTGAATCGCTAAATAGTTGTGAATAAGTCAGTAAATTCGTACTACTCTGCTCAATCAATAAACCTAAACTTTCCCCTGTTGTAGGATTAAAATCAAATCTAGGTGCGTTAATTGGTGCTGTTAGTAGTTGAGGGATGTAGTTCGTTATTGCTGTGGTAGTTGTAATATTAGTCGCAGTAGCACTACTTCTATTTTCTAATTGTGAGCCATAAATATTGATTGCATCGCCACTTGTAACAATCTGAATACCAATAGTTCTAGAACCTGCCGATGGTGTCGCAGTATAAGTATATTTAGCCCATGAGCTTGTGATTGTTACTGGGCTTAGTGTAGAACCATCAAGCGTTAAGTTAATCGTGCCTGTGCCTGTTACACGCTGAATATAAATGCTTTCTGTGTAGGCAGTTGCAGTTAATGTTAATGTTTGATATAAAGTTGCGTTTCCAGCAGTTGCAGTCATTGAAAAAGCAGTTGTTCCACCCGCAGGATCAGTTACTCCACTTGCAATAGTCGCACTTGTAGCCACCCACGCAACATTACTAAATGTATTAGATTGCAACAACAAATTCTGCTCTGCCAATACGCTCGTTTTACCATCATAATATGGTGCAGTAGTTGACCTAGAGAAAGTCACACGAGGGTCTAAAGTCTGAGCATTAGCAAAGTCCAATAACAAAGATGGTCTGACATTAGGATAGTTAGTATTAATGCTCATAGTGACTTCCAATTATGAAATACGACTGCAATATAAACAATGATTAATCCTACTAATAAAATAGGATATTCAAGTCCAATGTAATAGCTTAAAACCCCTAATAGAACCGACTTAATTGCTAAGGCTATATCAACATTTAAGTATTTAAATACAAATGACATAACAGGATTCTGCTCATATCCACCATTTTTTAAGATAGTGCGAGTGGTATACCAATCTAAGAGTTGGAGAATAAAGAATGTAAGGGTAAGAATATAAATCATGCTATGCGATAAGTGACATAAGTATTTGTTGCAGTCTTAACAGTCTGAAACTGTGCTGAGGTATTAATTGCGACTGTAGCATTACCGACATAAGTATGCCCTGTTCCAGCAGTCATTGTAATTGCACCTGAAGCTGAACCTGTGTTGATTACAATCCATAGAAATGAGTTATTGACCACGCTGAGACCATTTAACACTCCAGCGTCTGTTAATGTGCCTGTTGGTAATGTTAATGCTACAGCAGTTGCAGAAGTAACTTGCACAATGTAAGTAAGCAATTGAGCAATTGTAAGCGTTGTTGTAGCAGTTAATGCAGTAATAGTTGGTTGAATCTGATAACCACTCGTGCCAACTAAGTTTGTAGTTGAGCCACCACCAATCTGAACTGCTTTAGCATCTTGATAGGCCATTGTGCCTAAGTATTGATTCAAAGGAATTTGATTCGCACCAGTTCCCACATCTTTTTGACTAACAATGTTGTAGCCATTTTCGATAAAAGATGTAACACTTAATGCACCTGTTGATGGATTAAATGTGTAGTTTGGATTGGTGTACTCAGTAGTTGCAGTACCTGTTTGAGCAGTAAAATAAGTAGGGTAGTAAGTGGCATTTGTCGAGTTTGTAGAGATACCAATCGTTGATGCCGATGTGCTAATTGCTGACCATACAGGAGCTCCTGCACCATTGGATTGCAAGAAGTTACCTGCTGTACCTACCGTAGAAAAAGCGTATGCAGTTCCTGTGCCATAACCCACACCACCTGCTGTTGGTGTTGCTGATGAGTTTGTACCACCATTGGCAATCGGTAATATGCCTGTTACCCCTGTTGTTAAGGGTAAGCCTGTTGAACTTGCTAAACTACCCACCAAGTTTGTGCCTGTTACAGTAGTTGCGTTTAATGATACTAATCCTGCAATAGTACCTGTAATGCCACCTAGTGCTATAGAAGTGCTACCTATTGTTACCGAGCTATTCGTTAAAGCACTATTCGGTATGTTGGTTAAAGACGCACCTGAGCCACTAAATAAGGTTGCAGTAAACTTTCCTGTTGATGGCTGATATTGTAGTTTAGTAGAGGAAGTTTCAACAATATTGGTTGATCCAGAGGTCGCACTATAAAATAATGGGTAATAAGTGGATGTATCAGTAGTTTGATCAGAAATTGTTACTGAAGTTGCAACAGTTGACCAAGATGGTGCTGATGTACCATTACTTAATAAGAATTGCCCAGTAGATCCTGCTGCTAAATAAGCAGTTGAGTTTAAAGCATTTTGATAAACAATCTGCCCAGCACCACCACCACTTAAATTATTAGCAGTATTGGCAGTTCCGTTCAGGGTGCCAAAGAATGTAGGAGCAGAAAATACCCCTGTGCCTGGATTCCATGTCAAACTTGGTGAAGCAATGGCTAGACTTGTTACTTGGCCACTTGTTGCACTTGTAAAGGTAGGGTAAAGCGTTGCATTGACATTTGTGTTAACAATTCCAATCGATTCAGTCGCAGTAATTACGAATGGCTGACCTTGACCAATAAAGGTATTAAACGTGCCATCAAGGTTAAAGTATGCTTGAACTGGCAGTATATTTTGATCTACTGTTAAAGCCGGACCAGTCATAAAAACTCCTTAGTTTTGGTCTACCATTGGCATTACATAAAGCGTTGTTCCTGATGTACCAATAGCAGTAATTGCAAAACTTGGTGGAACTGCAATAACTGTTGGCTGACTCATGCTAACACCTAACACAAAACTTTGGCTTGTATTGCCACCAGTCGGTAATACCGCAGGATTAGCAGTTGTGGTTGTGCCTGCGATGGCCGGAGCAATTGTAATTGCTACAGGATTAGCTGAAGTATTCAAGAAACCACAAAAGTTGACTTGATCATTACCATTTGGAGTAATTGTTACTGATGTGGAAGAAGTGCCTGTAACTGCAATCGCAGTCGTAGGTCCTACAAAACGATATGCAGATACGTTAGCCATAATTTAAACCATATTTAGAGGTAAAGGTCCATCAGTTCTAGTTACTGAAAAAACATAAGTTCCGGCAGCAGGTGTAACTGAAGCATTTGTTGTATTAGCGAATTGAACTGTCAAAACGCCATTTGTTAATACATCGCACTCAGCAATAATAATACCTGCTGTTTGATTACCATTTAAACCAACTGCGATAACTTGGTCAGTAGTTTGTAAGCCTGCGATATTAAAATTTTGTGCTGCTGAAGTATAAGACGCTACTGCAACAGGTGTTAAAGATGGTCCAATGAAAGTCGTGGATAAAACATTACCACGAGTGATTGTTGTAGATGGCATGATTATTCCTTTATAAGAAGTAACTTTAATTATAAAACAAGTAATAAAAAACCCCTAATTAAAGGGGTTTTTTATGCTCAATTAAGAGTAAGTGCTGAAATCATAGCCATAAACGTATACGTCCATTGTAGCCGCTGCACCTTGTGCAGTTCCTACGTTGAGGTATAAATTTTGACCTGATAATGTTGCTGTTGATGCAACAGTTCTCTGGCTTACTACTGTTGAGCCTGTTAATGCGGATAAAGCAGCATTAGCAACAACACCAGTTCCACCGGCAGTCGGAGCAGTAAATAGACCTGCTGCGGCTGTTGTGAGGGAAGTTGATGCGTTGGTAAATACTACGTTAGAAACAGAGTAGTTAATAGAGTTGATGATAGGCAATACTGCTTGATCACCTGTTGCGTTGACGTTTACACCTGTTGCGACTGCTAACAAACGAATTGCTTGGTTTGATAGCACTCCCTGTGGGTGAATCGTTTGTACTGATGCTGGTCCTGGATTAGACATTTTATTTTCTCCTTAAAATTAAGCTGCGATACGGCAAGCGAGTTCAGGATAGAGCGGAGCCCATCCGTACAATACATCTAAACGAGTCGGAATAGAATCGTTGTTGATGGTGTATTGGCGGACAATACGCATACTCAAACCGATTTCCTTATCAGAAGCACGACCTGCAAAATGGACACCTTCAGGTAGCTCTAAATCTGCTACTGCGAGGGTAAACGCATTTCTATGCATAATCATATTCTGAGGAGATACTGCACCAGTTGAATTGAACTGAGTTACCGCAGCAGATGCTGATGGTGTAGGGATCGATACGTTTTGGAACTGACCAGCAGTAATAACCGCAGGAGATACAGTAACAGAAACGCTTGAACCTGAAGCAATCGTAACAGCAGACTTAACAACAAAGTTGCGTAACTTGTTTGAACCATACGCTTGACGATTCTGTGGGTTAACTGCATAAACACCAGCGATCGTGAATGTATCACCAGCATTTAATACTAAGTTACCAGTATTAGCAGCAGTCAAAGTGATTGTTGAGCTTGATGCCCAGCCACTTGTCAAGAAACCAGTTGCAGTTGTAGTCGCTACAGATGCAGTCACAGTAGTTGTGCTGTTGTTACCGAATACTTGTGCTACTACGTTTTGGTCTAATTTCCAGTTCATCCCCGCGGAATCGCGCCCCATAAGTCCTTTGCGATACTGTTCGCCAATTGCTTCTTGAGGTACAAATAAACCCTTTAAAGAATCAACGATAGTAGCTGATGTGAATGGCTCAACGATGCATGATCTGCGACCATCTCGAGGAGCACCTTCAGAATCAAGGTAAGCACCAGCAGTTAGATATGTAATCAAACCAGTTGGAGGAGTTCCAGCAACACCTACGATATTCGCAGTATTGAGGGTAGCCATTGCTAGACCATCTCTGTCAATTTTGTTTGCAATTGCAGCTACGGCAGGCTTCAATACACGATCAGAGAACATATCTAAAGACAATGCTAAGTCTTGAGTTGTAAACTGAGTTGATACTTGGAATTGAGTTGATAAAGTAACAGGAACTGAGGATTCGTTGAAATCTTCAACTACTAACTGGGGGCCTGTTGCACCTACGAACCTTCCAGGTCGTCTTACATTCACCGTGTTACCAATCTTGCCACCAACTACAGCAAACTGGTCATCATAGTTACGATCTACTTCTGAAGTAAATGTGAGTTCGTTTTCAAGAACCATTAGAGCTTCATTAGTAATTTTTGAAATAGTCAATAAATTATTGGCCATGATATTACCTTTCTATAAAATAAATTAAGTTTTTACCTAATCCTTTTAGCTTGCCTCATTGCTTTGTACTGCGAGTAAGTCATCTTATCTGTATCAGTAATGATGGCTTGTTCACTCGTACCAGCTTTGATTGGACTAATCGGTGCAGGTGCTTTGGACTTCTGGGCAACAGATTTAACAGGTTCAGTCTTTTCAAACTTTGCCTCTAATTTACCTATTTCTCTTAAAGCAGTAATTAGACTTGATTTAGATATTTTTTCTGCTAGTTCTTGGTTCTCAGCCAAGTGATAAAGAATTCTAGGACCAACATCTGATTCTAAAATTGCATCTCTCACTTGATCGCTCACCACAACATCAGATGAAGCTACCATATCATCAAAATCAGGCAATTCAGACTTAGTTGCTTCAAGTTTCTTGTTCCAAGTATCAATAACTTTGGCACGTTCCGCTTGTTTCATTTTTTCTACATCTTCTTGCCTTGCTCTCATTACAGCGTTTTCAGCACTCCAATCAGCCAATGCTTCAGCGTATTCAAACGCATCAACAAATTGGTCTGGTCTTGGTTTCTCATCTCTGCTCTGCTCTTTTGGTGCAGCCTGAGATTTAATTGCTTTTAACTCTTGCTCTAATTCTTGTGTTCTGATTCTTGCTTGTTCAGCTTCCTGTTTAGCAAGGTCACGTTGTTTGGTGACTTCATCAAAACGCATCTTTACTTTAGGTTTTGGTTCTTCTGTTGCTTTTTCCTCGTTCTCGACAACTGGTTCACTCTGTTCAATTTCAGCAACTGGCTCTGTTTCTACAGCCTCAGTCGGAGAATCTTCAGCTAAACCTAATTTATTTGCGTAAAACTCGGCACTATTTTCACTCGTTAATACATCGGCCATCTTTCGAAGCTCCTCAGTTATTTCCTGTTAAACGAACAGGCACGTTTGTATCTTAATGCGTCAAATAATTATTGACAATATTAAATTCCACGTTCAACAGCCTCTGCCTCTGCTTCTTTAGCTGATGTTTTATTCATATTTGCCAATAAGAGCGCTAATTGCGCTTTCATGGTTTCAATTTCTTTCTGTGTTTCAGTCTTAACAATCGTATCTTGCGCAGTAGTTTGGACACGCATCTCGGTATCGTGCGCCTTCGTTGTTTGACGCATGAGTTCACGCTTCGTCTCAGCTTCTTGCTTAACGCCTTCAATGTCTTGACGTTG